GGTTACGATACAAGGTGAAGGTAGTGCTACCACTAATTTACAACAAGGGATTGCAAAACAGTGGGTATTACAAAAACAAAAAACTTCTCATTCAACACTTGATAGTTTTAACACTTCATCTGTAGACGACCATGCAACAGCTGTTATTGAGCCAAAATTTACTAGCAACATGGCATCTAATAATTATGTACTAACAGGCGGTTTGGCTTCAGGAATTTATAATGGTTGCATGATGATGCCTTCTTCAAATGGTGGTGATGAAACATGGGATGTTGCAACAACTGGATATTATGTCTCTGGAAGAGGAAACGGTGCTAACTATACCTTGTACGTTGATGTTGAAAGAGTTCCAGTTGCAGTACACGGAGACCTCGCATGAGTACATTAGTTATAGATACAATACAAGGTAAAACAACTGCAGGTTCTGTTAACGTTCGTGGTGAAGGTTCGAATAATACAAACTTACAACAAGGTTTAATCAAAGCTTGGGGAAACTTTGATGGAAGTGGTACTGCAGGAATTAACGATAGTTTTAATATGGATGCTCTTACGGACAATGGCACAGGTAATTATACTATGAACATAACAAATGATTTTGCAAACGCTCACGGTTGTATGAGTGGTTACAGTATAATGGACGGATTGTGTTATGGAGATGTTAATAACGTTTCTAGTACAGGAACTTTTAGAATGAGAGTTGTTGTAGGTCATAGTAATAGTGGAATGGATCCGGACGAGTTTCATACACAAATGGCAGGAGATTTAGCATGATAATTGAAACACCTGAATTTCAGGGAACACATTTATGGGAGCGATTACACTGGGCAAAAGATAAATTAGAAGGTGTACAAAGCGATTACAGAGTTGTTTGGGAAGATCCAAACGAACCTGATGCACCAGCAAAGATTACGGTACCAGATCCAAACTGGATGGCTTGTGCTTTACAAGGTGGCATACTTCCACCAGTAGAAGTTTATTGGGAACTGAAGAAAGATGAGGCACAACCAGATTTTAAGAAACATACAAGAGGTTATCTACTACATAATACAAAACCGGTTGATAAGATGACTGAAGAAGAAGCAATTGAGTATTTAATAATGAAAGACATACCAGAACATGTATGGAAAGACTATGATAAATCTAATCGTAGAAGACTTATTATTTGTAAAACAAGTAATCTTCCTGGGCATAGAACGTGGCGTAATTCGTGGAAGATTAATCAAGAGCTAGTAGCATAAGGAGAGAGAAATGACTACAATGATTCAAGACAAGAATGGTGTAATTGCTGCAGCACCGTCGTCAGTACCAGACAGGCATTTTCGAAATGCATGGATGTTCGATAGTGCACAGACTGCTATCACTGAAGATATAACTGAGGCTAAAAAAATATTTCAAGATAAGATAAGACAAGTCAGAGGACCTCTTTTAGATGCAGAAGATGTTATATACATGAAAGCATTAGAAGCCGATGATGCATCTGCTAAAACTGCAAGTGTAGCTAAGAAAAAGAAACTTAGAGATGCTCCTGCAGCAAGTGCTATCACAAGCGCAGATACAATCGATAAGTTAAAAGCCGCATGGGACAGTGATGTTTTAGGAGCGAGTCCTTATAAATAGAATAAAATAAGGATTTAAGTAATGGCAGCTCCTAATTCAAGAGGCACTTTAGCCGATTATTGCAAAAGACGTTTAGGCGAACCAGTTATCGAAGTCAATATTGACGAAGATCAAGTGGAAGATCGTATAGACGAAGCGCTACAGTATTACAGAGAATTTCATTCTGATGCAACTGTAAGAACGTATCTTAAGCATTTAGTTACAGCTACCGATGTCACTAACCAGTATATACCTTTAGCAAATAATATAATATTTGTTTCTAAGATGTTTCCTGTTGCAGGCGGTATTGTTGGAGGTAGCGGAATGTTTGATATAAAATATCAAATGATGCTAAATAATATTCATGATTTAATGAACTTTGCTGGCGACCTAGCATACTATGAGCAAATGCAACAGTATCTCTCAACATTAGACATGAAATTAAATGGTACACCACAAGTTCAGTTTTCTAGAAGACAAAATAGACTTTATGTATTTGGCGATTTTATTGATGGCGATATTCAAGAAGGTGATTACATTGTAGCTGAAGTTTATACAGAAATTAGTGATAGCGACCACACTTCTATATTTAATGATATGTTTGTAAAAGAATATACTACTGCGTTAATTAAACAACAATGGGGTCAAAACTTAATTAAGTTTGAAGGAATGCAATTGCCAGGAGGAGTTATTCTAAACGGAAGACAAATATATGATGATGCCACTGCAGAAATAGCAACTCTAAGAGAAAACATAAGATTAGAACACGAATTTCCACCAGACTTTTTCGTAGGTTAACATGGCAACCAGTTTATACTTCAGTCAAAAAGTAAAGTCAGAGCAAAACCTCTATGAAGATATAGTCATTGAGGCATTAAAGACCTATGGCCAAGACGTGTATTATTTACCGCGTGATATTGTAAATGAGGACACTATACTTGGTGACGACCCAGTTTCAAGTTTTAATTCATCTTATATGTTAGAAATGTATATTGAAAATACAGAAGGTTTTGAAGGTGAAGGAGATTTGTTTACAAGATTTGGAGTAGAAATACGAGATGAAGCTACATTTGTAGTATCAAGAAGAAGATGGTCTGATGCTGTTTCAAGATATGATAATGAAATAACAATAGATAGACCTGCAGAAGGTGACGTAATATATCTTCCTTTAAGTAAATCTTTTTTTCAGATATCTCATGTAGAACATGAACAACCTTTTTATCAATTAAGTAATCTACCAGTATTTAAAATGAGATGTCAACTATATGAATACACTGGAGAAAATATTAACACTGGTGTTGATGTACTTGATGATCTAGATGCTAAGTACGCATACAAATATATTTTAAGTCTTAATAATATTAGAGACAGTGCACAACTAACAGCAACATTAAATTCAGGTTTACTAGCTAGTGTATCTATTGCAGATAGCGGTAATGGTTATTATGCAGTTCCAGCTGTTCAAATTATTGATTCAACTGGAGTTGGTGGTGCAGTTTCTGTTACAGTTGATAGTAATAGCGGTGAAATTAATGGAGCGACTATAACAAATCCAGGTACTGGTTATAGTAACCCATCATTTATTTTTTCCAGTCCTGCACCTACATTATTTAAAGTTGGTGAAACAATAATATCTCCAAGTGGTACTAGTACTATGAGAGGCGAGGTTATTAAATATTCTGATTCAGACAACAAGATTCATATCATTCATGCTGGGGCAGATGATGGTAAATACCACACTTTTGCAGCAGGAAAGAAAGTTGTTGGATTAACTACAGGTGCTGGTGGAGTGATTACTTTAGTAGTAGAAGATAATCAATTATCTAATAACGAACAAAACGATGATTTTTCAACTGGAGCAGATTTCATTGACTTTAGTGAATCTAATCCATTCGGCGATGTGAGTAATAACTAATGTTTGGTGGACACTTTTATCATTCCAAAACTAAAAAAGCAGTTGCTTTATTTGGTAGACTATTTAATAACTTATATGTTATTAGACAAAATTCATCTGGGGCAGTGATAAGTCAACTCAAAGTTCCGTTATCGTATGCACCAAAACAAAAGTATCTTGAAAGAATAAGAGAAAATCCAAGTTTAACAGATGATACTCAAGTTGCTATTAAACTTCCTAGATTATCTTTTGAAATTACTTCTATTGCGTATGATCCTACAAGGCAGTTAACTAAAGTTGGAAATTTTACTACAACTTCTTCTACAGGTGATACAACTAAAAGACAAAAGTTTTTTACGCCTGTACCATATACAATAAATTTTCAGTTAAATGCATATGCTAAATCACAAGATGACGCATTACAGATCATAGAGCAAATTATTCCTACGTTTAATCCGCAATATGCGTTAACTATAAAACCATTTGCTACTGAATATCCAGAATTTAAAGAAGACATACAAGTTATCATTCAAGGCGTTTCTTTTTCTGATGATTTCGAAGGAGCAATGGAACAAAGAAGAACAATAATTTACAGTATGGACTTTGAGATGAAGCTAAGTTATCATGGTCCAATTGCAGATACTAGTATCATAAGAGATGCTAAAGCAAAAATATTCGACATCAAAGCAGGTCTTAATGATTCTGATATAGGATTAGAAACAATAGTTGTTACGCCCAATCCTTCTTCAATTATAGGCCTTGATGATAGTGACTTTGGATTTTCCACAACAATTTTAGATAGTGCGAGTTAAAAATGTATGAATACAGATGTAAAGTAGTAAAGATAATCGATGGTGATACTGTCGATGTTGATATAGATTTAGGTTTTGGTGTATGGCTAAAGAAAGAGCGTATAAGATTATATGCTATAGACACTCCAGAATCAAGAACAAGAGATCTTGAAGAAAAAAAATATGGATTAGCTGCTAAGAAATTTTTAACAGGAATGCTAGATGATGAAGGCGGTATAAGGCTAAAGACACAAAAAGACGCTGAAGGTAA